CCTCAATAACAGACTTCGACCCCGACTTTCCGGCATACTTAATTTTGTTTGCGTTGACTAACAGCGCAGCGTCGGCCGCGGTAAAATGTACGTTCGCTACCGATCCTCCGACCTGGACTCTTGCCTGTTGTCCGAAATGCTCCTGAGCCCTGCGTTCGATGCGCCATGCGGCCGCTTGCCAGGTCCCCTTTTCTGCCGCTCTGTCAATGACTTCCAGAGCGCGGGTAATGTGGAGCGACTCTGCTTTTTTTAAGCGTTCGCTGATGTGGGGCCTGGCGGATAGGAATGCTGATAGCGTGGACTTTGCGATTCCTAATAAGTCCGCAATCATAGCATATGGGAACCCTTTACTTAGTGCAGTCTCTACAATCGTGATGTGCTCTTCGGTAATCTTGGGCAATCCCCTGGCGCCTAGCTCGACGTCCGGGATGTAGTTTGGAACTTCATTCATCAGTCTGCGCTCTTTGTCCAGGCGCTTCTCATCCACCTTCTCGATCTTCTTCTCGGGATAGCGCAGCTTCATCCTGCGCTTCTTTTGCCTCAGCACTATGGCCGGGATCGGATCAGAGACTAGATCCTTTGGACTCGTAGTAGCTGGCAAGTCGTTGGAGTTTCCAGATGCATTCATTAACTAGCGTCTCCCCAACTTCGTCACTGCATCTCTTGTTGCAATTGGTGAGCAACTTCCAGAATGCTGAACATGCTGATTTGAGCTTAACGTTCTCAGCGATGATCGATTTGATTTTATCTTCGTCTGCCACATGCAACCCTCCCGGTAGTTAGAAAACCCCGCGCCCGGGAACCACTTTCACCCCTCCCGGGTCGCAGCCAGTTCCCCAACCCACCCCATAAGAACTGGCTTGCGTCAACGTATTGCATCCAGACCAACGCGCAAGTCTTTCGTGTTTCACCTATTCTTTCTGGTAAGAATTAAAAAGGCATATGGTAAACTGAAAAGACCCCGCGGTTGGAGCGGTACCGCTAGCGCAGCGAAGCGGGGGGACTTTAGTCCCCCGCTCTAACAGGGGTCTGTTTCACCATTATATACATATAAGGGGAACGAAATGGTGAAACAGTGTAGAACCCGGCTTTAACAGAGTAGCCCGAAATGACTGTTTTAGCCTAGTTTTGAGCACTAAAACCAACCATCGGGAGCTCTTTCCCGGCCCAATTCCTGTTCCCCTTAGGCGCCCCGCCCTTCTTACCATTAGCGATCGATGCCTTGGCCTTAGCCTCCGACCTCACCTTGCCAATCCTGGACGTGAACAGCGCCACCGGGACCGCACATCTGCAACTAGGACATTCAATTGATTGACTCATTCTTGCCTCCATTCTTTCCATTCTTTCCAGTTTTGTATCTCCCATTTCAGTAAAGGCTTGTCCTTCTGATTACAGAAATAGACAAACCTATGCTTCCTAGTCCGCGGAACGATCACTGCCTCTTCCATGGTCCGCGAGTGCCTGCTGTGCTTATTGCCTACCACCTTGTCCCCGGAAGATCTCTTGTCGGACAGTCCGGTATAGATCCAGTTCGTTGCCGAGTAGATAATTCCATTGTGCCCGGCCCCGGTATCTGCATAGCTAACCAGGATTAGGTAGGGCCGCAACTTCGACAACTCACGAATGCTCCAGGATATAAATCTGCTCTCAGAATTCTTAGGGCACCTATCGTCGAGCCACAGTCTGTTCAACTCGTAGACCCTGGACGCGTTCTCTGCCCCGCATATGCCCCTGCATAGATGAGGCGACGCGGGTTTGCCGAATGAAATCACGCCTAGCAGTTCACTGCCATGGAAGCATCCGAACGACCAGTTGCAAGGCACGGCCCGGTGCGCGTAGTGGTTGGCGACGACTACTTCATTCATCGTCTTGGACCCTATGGCCCGGAATTTAAGTTGGAGCGCAGAGGTAGGAATTGCACCTCCGTTCTCCCCTTGGAATAGGGGAAGTTCTACTACTGAACTATCTGCGCGTAAACTCATAGACTTTTCTTGGCCTTCTTCGCTTCCTCCAACACTTTGTCAACTCTCTCCACCGATTGCCAAGGCAAAATGGTGTGTCTACACCTCGGACATCTTTCTAGGTCGAGGTCTTTAATGGTTTCCCCTCCTATGTGGTAGTCCTCGACTATTGCCTCGTAAGTTCCTTTCCAGCATTCGGCACACAAACCTTTAGGCGGGAGCATCCCATTCTCCATGGCAAGCTCGTCCATGCCCTTCAGCATTCTGTCCGAAATGTCAGAAGGTCCGTCTTCAAGCCAACAATCGTCCTTGGTTACGCATAGCGTGTAGGTCTCCTCGCCCCAACGGAACTTTACCTTGTTCACCAGGTCCCCATCTCATCGATGAACGCGATCGTCTTGTCCCGGCGATCCTTCAGCACTGCCAGAAGCCTGTCGGTCATGTCGACCTCGAACAGATCTCCATTGCCACCTAGCAGTCCACCGTCCCGGTTTAGATAGCGCAAGATCTTCGGCTTGTTGCTAGCACTCTCCATGATCTCGCAGATCCCATAGTCCCGGTTGTATCGGTAATACTTACCCGGAACAATCTGCTCAAACGTGAGCGCTCCCTCTTCTTTGTCGTCGTAGTAGTTCATGGTTTCCTCCAGTACATTTTCCACATAAACACGGTGCACAATATTAAGCAAGGACTGAGTAGGATTAGCTCTGACATACAACCTCCTTCTTCCACTCGGTCACCTTCTGGATTGAGGGCGCCTCGATGCCCAGGTAGAACTGGATTCCCTTTGTGTCCGTCACAAACTTCTTGCCCTTGTTAACTCCGTCGAGCACCTCGAAGACAAACGACTTGTTCGCCCGGCCCCTGTACCCGCACAGGCGAGAAGTGCCCTTGGGGGTCTTAAACTCCTTGGTCAAGTGCTCCTCCCTTAGTCCGTCGAATCCATGGCGAACAATCGACCGCAAGTCTGCCAGGTCTTTGGTCACAATCTCTCCGCTCTCCTCGACCGACCGGACCTCCATCTTGAATGTGGCAGTGTCCGCGTTGTAGGTGCAGTTGCCTAGCTTGAGGTTGAACTGCTTATTGACCTTGTTGAGCTCCGCCAGGAGCGGGTCGATCTGATTACGAATTATTTTGAGTGTGTCTTTGTTGATCATGTTGTTGGTTCTTTCTTGGTTGGTTTGGGTTATAGCAATTCTTTGAGTACTCCGCGTTGAACTAATGTAGACTTGTACCAATTCGCGAAGTAAAGATTATGCGACCAGGGCCTGGGAGTTGCCCAAATGATTACATCATCAAGATTGGAAAACTCCTTAATGCGTCTGTCGCCCCAATAAACTTCTATTGTGTTTTGATTAATCATGTTATGCCTCCTCCACGACGATGAGTGTTTTTAGGAACGCAATAAAGTGCCTGCGCGCACTGATTGCCTCGTAGTGCTTATCGTTGGTTTCAGCAAAGATGTTGGTGCCGTACTTCTTGTCGTAATTCTTGATCTTCCGCTCCTCTCTTTTGTGGTCGTTAATTTGAACTTCTAATCTGCTGATCTGGGCATGGACCGACAGGGCCCGGCCCTTCTCTTTAGTGAAGCTGATGATTTTCATGTTGGTTGGGTCTTTCTTGGTTGGTTGGGTTATGACTTGCACTCGTCGCACTTGCACTTGTCCGCATACTTTAGGAACTTGTAAGCCAGTTCAATACTAGACTCATGGACCTGGTGGGCCCCGGTCCCGATATTGTCTACCCAGCCCGGCTTGAGGTAGATCCAGAATCCGTCTCCGTTGTCTCCGGTGCGCTCGATGTACTCCTTGACCTGGGGGTCGTTCAGTTGCGAACCGCGATAGTCGCGTTCGTCGCTGATTGAATCTACCCGGTGGTCCCGCTTGATCTTTTCGATTAATTTACTTTCGTTCATGTTGGTTGGTCTTTCTTGGTTGGGGGTTAGCTGTTGGTTTCTACGTGGGCAAAGATTGCCCTGGCACCATCTTCGGTGAGGTATATGATTTGGTTCTCAGATTCTAGCGGGTCGTATATAAGTCCCTTTTTGCAGAGACTGCCGATCACTCCGGACGCTTGATGCTTGCCACCACAAATTTTGTGGGCATCCCGCAAATCACAATTGCTGTGGTTATCAGACAACTGCTGTTCGAGTTTTTCGTAGTTCAAGCACTCGATCAAAACCTTGGATTCCAGAACGGTTAATGAAACGTTGCCATCTTGGACCGTGGCGACTTCGGTGTTGGTTGTATTGGTGTTGCTCATGGTTAGAATTTAACCCATCTCCTGGGTTATGTCTACAAGTATTTTCAATACAATGCGTAAGTTGTTGATATTGAATGAAATACTTTTTCTAAAAACCTGGCGCCGGAACGCGGTAAACCTCGCCGAACTGCGTTTTATCTTTCAGCAACTTGCCGGACTTCACCAAGCGCGTGAGATATCTCGACAATGTTCCCCGCGGAATTCCCATGGCAGGATCAGCTTTCTCCCACACCTCCTTGAACGATGATCCCTTCTCCTTGTCAACGCACGCCATCACTTCGTCGTCCTCGTATGCCTTCTTCGATCCTTCGGTTGGTCGCGCGTCGTCCGGATTAAATTCTGCTGTGCGCTTCATCAGCGGAAATTCCCACTGCACGCAAAACGGATCGATCGGCGAGAAGTCTCTCATCGTCGGCTCGACGATCAGCACATTCTCTTCCTTGTGAGGATGCATAACGAAGATGCTGTCCGGGTCTCGAGCGAACACGGTACTACCCGACATCTTATCAAACCCCGCCCTATTGCCGTGGCCCTTGCTGAAGTGATGACCAAAGACGACGCTGGCGTTCGTCTCGACTGCAATCGAGTCTACCTCATTCATGAGGCTGGCCATTTCCCCGGCTGAATTTTCGTCTCGCTCTCCGTACAGCTTGTAGATCGGATCAAAGCATATCACTCCAAACTCTCCGATCCGTAGCTGGTCGATGATCTTAGGCCGCAGTGAGCTCAGGTCCGACGAGTGTCCGCGCAGATTCCAAACGAATAACTGGTCGTTGGGTATCTCAATGCCCAGCGCCCGGCACACGGATCTTATCCGCTCCCGGAACGAGTACTGTTGGATCTCGAAGTTAATGAACAGCACCCGCGTCTTGCGAGTAGGCATCTCCCAAAACTTTGTGCCAGACGCAACACATATCGCCAACTGCAACAGCGTCCAGGTCTTCATGCTCTTGCTGGTCCCGCCCAGCACCATCTTGCAACCGCGGTGCAGGGCACCAAAGATAATCTCCTCCGGCTTCTCAATCGCCAATTCATCTAGAGCGCTAGCCTCCATGATGAGTGGGAGATTCCCACTGCCCCATGGCTTGCTGG